CTCCCGAAAAAGTCATCTACGTATCCTGCAATCCCGCCACCCTGGCCCGGGATGTGAAGCGCCTGGGCGAGAAGGGCTATAGGTTTGCGGAAGCCCAGCCGGTGGATATGTTTCCCTGGACGGCCCATGTTGAGTGCGTGGTATTGATGTCGAGGGTTGAAAATCAGCCGTAAAAAAGGGCTTGAAATAAGGGCATTTCAAGGTTTTTGCCATAAAAACCACCGCTCGGAAATTGCCTGATTCTTACTTCGAGGGAACATGTCAAAACGAGCTTAAAACCTTGTGACAGAGCGATTTAGATGTCAGTGCTTGGCGAGTAGTCAGTTTAGATGTCAGAGGTTCGCGTGTGGTCGATTTAGATGTTTTTTGAAAAACCCGGGCTTGTGTGGTCGGGTTGAATGTATCTGTTATTTATCCATGATTTTTGTTACGTTTCTATTGTTTATGTTCATGGATAGGAAATTATAATTTTTACAAAGGAAGGTATGTATGGAAAATAATATTAATGATTATTTAACCAATGGTGAGTTATTTAGTAAACTCAGTGATTTTACGCGAATTGTAGATCCTTTACAAAAAAGAGTTATTGAGTACGGAAACAAGGAGGTTCTAATTAACAACATCCACTGTTTTGATTTTTGGGGTAAAAACAAAGTGTGCGATAATTGCATCTCCATGAGGGCTTATAACGACAACACGACATATGTAAAAATTGAGTATATAAAAGACAAAACATACATAGTGACTGCAGTCCCCTATATTTTAGATAACAGAAAGGTTGTAGTCGAGATTCTCAAAGATATTACAAACAGTTTATTTTTTGAATCGCTTGACGATAAGGGTAATGAATTGACAGGAATTCATGCGCTTATTGATAGTATGAACAAACTTGCTTTTAAAGATCAACTTACGGGGCTGTATAACCGACGATATATTATGGAAAAGCTACCTGTTGATCTTTTGAACGCTAAGCTTTTATCAAAAGAAATATCTATAATTATGGCTGACATTGATTATTTTAAAGCTGTTAACGATAATTACGGACATCCTGCCGGTGATCAGACTCTAAAAAATGTTGCCATAACAATATCCGGATGTCTTAAAAGAGAAATTGACTGGGTCGCAAGATATGGTGGAGAAGAGTTTCTGATTTGCATGCCTGGAGCCGATCTTGAGACTGCAAAGTCAATAGCCGAATGTATGCGAAAGTCAATTGAAAGATCTGTAATCGAATATAATGGCAAGCAATTTAACATAACTGCAAGCTTCGGTATTCATTACTTAAAATCACCAGAAAGTGAGAGCATTGACGAGTTGATAAAACATGCTGATGAAAAGCTGTATTTGGCTAAAAGTAACGGACGTAATAGAGTTGAATATTAAAAAATAAATGGGATTGTGTGGACTGCCGTAATCGTATTCATCGCCGGGAAATCATACAGGAAAATGAAAAGCATAAAGCAAGGCTCCCACACTGCCATCAAAGGCGGCGGGGAGCGGCATAATGACAAAAGCACCTCTGAACCAATCATGGCTCGGAGGTGTTTTTGCGTCTATGGTATTATTCTTCGATATCGATTGCAAGCCCGGATTTGAATTTCACAGTGAAGTGGTCGGCAAAGACGGTGATCTTCTCGATGAGCTTTTTTACCAGAGCTTCGTCGAACTCTGTGATGTCTGTTTTCTGCTTGGAGATAAAGTCCTGCAGTTCCTTGATCCGGTTCATGGCTTCTTCCCGGTGGTGGCTGTCGACCTCGGACTGTTCCTTCTGTTCCCTGAGTCTGAGGATTTCGTCAGCGATGGCATCGTAATCCTGTTTGTTGTTTGCCTTCTTGATGAGCTCTTTTTGCAGTTCTTCCAGCCGAGCTTGGATGCCGTCCGGCGAGAGGGTGTCAGCGCTGACTACAGCCTTGGCGATATTGGCTTGCAACTGTTTTAGGAAGGTGCCGCGCTCTGTCAAAATCTGATTGATGGCTGTGACCGTGACTTCCTGCAGCAGGAGCTCGTTAACCGTCCGGTTGGTGCAGTTTGTGTCTGCGGAGCCCGGTTCCAGACGGCTGATGCAGCGCCAGACGATGGATTTGCAGCCGTGGTTGTTCCAGTGAACGCGCCGGTAAAGCTCACCGCAGTCACCGCAGAAAACCATCTGTGCAAAACAGTGATTGCAGGAGAAACTGCGCTTCTTGCCTGTCGGGCTGACGTGGACTACCCGGCGACGGACAAGCTCCGCCTGCACCTGCATGAAGAGCTCTTTCGGAATGATTGCTTCATGATCGCCCTCAACGTAGTATTGAGGGACGGTGCCGTTGTTCTTGATCCGCTTTTTTGTTAAGAAGTCTGTGGTATAGGTCTTTTGAAGCAGCGCGTCGCCCATGTACTTCTCGTTGCGGAGAATCTTGTTGATGGTGCTGGTGTGCCATTTTGTCTTGCCAGCGCCGGTAAGGATGCCATCAGCCATAAGCCCGTCGGCGATCTTATCCATGCTGGAGCCTTCAAGGTATTCTCGGTAGATGCGCTTTACGATTTCTGCCTGCTCCGGATCAATGATCAGATGCCCGTTGTCATCCTTTGTGTATCCGAGGAAGCGATTGTGATTAACCTGAACCTTACCTTGCTGGTAGCGGTATTGAAGTCCCAGTTTGATGTTCTGGCTCATTGACTGGCTTTCCTGCTGGGCAAGGCTCGCCATGATTGTGATCAGAACCTCGCCTTTAGCGTCCAGCGTGTTGATGGCTTCCTTCTCAAAATAAACTGGTATGTTCTTGTCTTTCAGCTGCCGGATGTATTGGAGGCAGTCAAGAGTGTTTCGGGCAAATCGGCTGATGGACTTGGTGATGACCATGTCGATGTTACCGGCCATGCACTCGTCGATCATTCGGTTGAATTCGTCACGCTTTTTTGTGTTGGTGCCGGAGATGCCGTCGTCCGCAAATATGCCAGCCAGCTCCCATTCCGGATTCTTTTGAATGTACTCGGTGTAGTGTGTGACCTGAGCCTCGTAGCTTGTTTCCTGTTCTTCGGAATCCGTGCTGACGCGGCAGTAGGCTGCAACACGGAGCTTTTTCTGATCTGATTGTTTTACTGTATTTCCGACTTGTCGTCTGGCCGGAATCACCATAACATTTCCCATTAGCTTACCTCGCTTTCAATGAGGCTGTAGAGGTATTCTGCCTGCAGCCTCGGATCTTCATAATGTTGCTCTGCCGCTGCCATGCGAAAGCCGGTAGGAGGCAATGCGTGTTTTACATTCTTTTTCCTGTTCAGCCTGCCAAGTTTCCCGGCGCGTTCCAGACGGATGGCAGCAGCTTTATCGTAGGTTTCCTGATCGATGATGGCCGGGTAAAAATCGTCTCCGAGGTAGTGTCTGTTTTCCATCAGACGCTTTGCCGTGCCGTGGTAGGTTTCAATGCCAGCAGCGGCAGCGGCCTTGGCCAGTGCCATCCCGGAGATGTAATTCTCATAGAGCTTTCGTATCTTATTGGCTTCATCCTCTTTAATCGTGGCACAGCCGTTTTCAATGCTGTAGCCGTAGGGAGTATGTCCCATGCATTCACATCCTTTCCCGAAGTGTCAGACCGCATTTCAATTCAAAGCACACTTCATTTCTGGAGCGTACAATGATGCGGTTCACATATTCTTTAAAAAGGTCATCATCGAATTCCTGAAGTATTCCGCCTTTTTCTGTAAAGTGCAGAAGCGCTGTAGCTGCGGTGACCTTTGTTACATCTCCGGAAACAGCGTTTTTTAAAGCGTTGATCTCATCCCGGAAACTGTCTGCCTGCGAAAGCAGCTCGTTCGTTTCTTTGTTAAAAAGGATCGGGTCGATGATGCCCTGTGTCATGAGCTTTGTCAGCGTCTCGCGCTTTTCTGTGTTCTGCGCCAGTAGGGTCTGTATTTCCTGAATGCGCCGAAGCGAGTCATCAGACGAAGTGTTTTTCAATGCGTCCACATATGGTTTTAGGATGATCCTGTGCGCGTAGACCAGCTTGTTCATCATGGTGACGAAAGCCTGCTTCAGATCATCGTCTTTTACAAAAAGCATGTGGCATTTATCTTTATCCTTGATGTGGGTACTGCAGCACCATGCGATGTATTTGTATCCGGTGCAGCTGTGTATCCGGCGCTTAAAGGTATCGCCGCACTCGCCGCAGATGATCTTCCCGGAGAAGGTGTAGCGATTCTGGTATTTGTCGCTCCCTTTGACGACACCTTTTTCCGTTGCCCGCTGGTGAATAAAAGCGTGAGCAGCTTCAAAGTCCTCCCGGCTGATGATTGCCTCGTGATGATCCTTGACCATGTACTGTGTCTGCTCGCCGTGATTGTTGTGCCGGACAAAGCGTGAATCCGAGTACGTTTTCTGGAAAAGGCAGTCGCCGACATACTTCTCATTGGAGAGCATCCCGCGAATGGTTGTGGCTGTCCAGCGTCCGTTTCGCTTGGTAGGAATGCCGCGCCGGTTCAGGTCATCTGCGATGGCGGGGGTGCCTTTGCCGGAGAGCAGCGCTGCGAAGATTTCTTTTACCACAGCCGCCTGCTCCGGATTAATTACCATCTGCTCGCCATCCCAATCGTAGCCGTAGGGTGGGTAGCTGACTTTATAGGTGCCGCTCTCAAAGCGTTTCTGGATTGACCACTTGCTGTTTTCTGATATGGAAACAGACTCGCCTTCGGCCATGCTGGAGAGAATTGCCAGAAACAGCTCGCTCTCCATTGAGCCGGTGTTGATATTTTCCTTCTCGAAATAAATCGGAATGTGCAGGGCGAGCAGTTTTCTTACCAGTTCTAAGCAGTCCGTTGTGTTCCGGCTGAAGCGGCTGATGGATTTTGTGATAACAAAGTCCACTTTACCGGCCTTGCAGTCGTCAATGAGTCGTAGGAGCTCCGGGCGCTTGTCCTTCTTGGTGCCAGTGATGCCTTCGTCGAAATAGAGTCCAGCGAACTTCCAGTCATCACGGGATGTGATGTAATTTTCGTAGTGGGTTTTCTGTGCCTCAAGGCTTTCAAGCTGGGCATCGGAATCCGTAGAGACGCGGCAGTAGGCGGCTACCCTGATCTTCTTGAGTTTAACTTTCGAGTTCGCTGTTTCCGCGATTTTCGTAACTTTTTTCAAGGGAAGTACCTCCTTTCCGTACGTCTATACATCACTCTAAAGGGACTACATATCAAGGGATTTTCGGCATTATTTCCGCGAACAAGGGAGAGAAAGTTTCCCGATTGATGGCGGTTAATTTGTTGAATTCAGCCACAGAAATGAGGCCGTCATCGAGCATCTTCTTTGCGATTGTCTGCGCCCGGCGGTAGTCCAGATCGCCCTGAATCCGCTCCTGTGTGAAATATCCAGATTGAACTTTCATGTTTTCGTTTGGCATAACATATCCACCTCCAGTTTCCACTGGAGATGAACTGCCTTTTTGAGCGGAGGAAAATAAAAAAAGCCTGCGGGCATTCCGAAGAACACTCGCAGGCATAGCAGATTGGATATTCAGTTATTTCACTCTGATCTTCCAGCCGGTCAGAATAAGGTTGACGTTTTTGATGAGCGTCGGGTTGAGCTTCTGGATCGCCGAAACCGTGGTGCTGTATTTCTTAGCAATTCCGGAGAGGGTATCACCGCTTTTTACGGTGTAGTAGACAGGAGTAGATTCCTGCTTTTTCACCAGAGCATTGACCTTTGCCTGCACGGCAGAATAATCATACCCGGCAGCGGTGAGGCGTTCTTTGCGGTCGGTTCCGTTTCCCCATTTGCCGTCCAGCACCTCCTGTGCCAGCTCATCCACGGTCTTTGCCGGAGTGACCGGAGCAGGAGTGGCAGGCTTACTGTCATCGGACGCAGACTTTGTAAAGCCGTTGAAGCCGCCGTTCTGGATAATGGCAGGATAATCCACATAGGCGTAGTCCATATCCACATTACCACTGATGCCGTCAACAGAGCCCTTGGAAGAATACTGCCAGATGCCGTAGTCGCCTTTATAGGAGCATTTGCTGGCATACTGCGCTACCCAGTGGGCGTAGGGCGTGAGCTTCGTGTCATCCATACGTTCTTTGAAGCCGGAAACAGCGGAGCCATAGATCCCGACGAAGTATCCGGCATCCTCCATCGTCTTACAGAAAGCAATGGTGGCCTCAGTGATTCCGGCTTTGGCAGAAGCGGGCTGTGCCTCGTTATCCATATAGACCGGATATTCCAGCTGCTTGCCCTTCAGGATATGCAGGAAGCGCTCGGCATCTGCTTTTCCGGCGGCAGCAGTCACGCAGTCTTTTCCGACAAAGTAATATGCGCCGATGGGGATACCGGCAGCCTTCGCACCTTTGTAATTTGCTTCCCATTTGCTATCCGTATAAAAACCGGCATCGGAGCCGCCAGCCTTGATGATGGCAAACTCGATACCGGCCTTTTTGACCTTATTCCAGTCAATGGTTCCCTGCCAATGACTGACGTCGATTCCTTTTCTCGTCATGTTATCTTTCCTCCTCATCGTGACGGTCGTGGAGCTGCTCCAAGACCTCCTTTAATTTCTCCGGTACCGGCAGGCCGAGATGTGCTGCGTTCTCCGTCAGTGACAGTCCTTCATTAGACAGGTAAAAGAAGATGATCGCCGTGCGGAGCACTCCCGGATGTCCGAGCACCTGAACATCAATGACGTTCCCGATGCCCACCAGCAGGAAGATCAGCACCTTGCGGCAGATTCCCTTAAAGCCGACCTCGCTTGAGAGCTTTTTGTCGGCAATGGCACACATGATGCCGGTAAGGTAGTCGCAGGTCACAAAGATCACCAGCGCAATCAATAGCCCGTCACAGCCGCCTAAGAAATAGCCAAGCCATCCTCCGACAGCAGCAAATACCAGTTGGATCGTGTTCCAGAATTCTTTCATGAGAAAATCCCTCCTTTGTGCAAAATAAAAGCCGCCTGCATTTTGCAGACAGCCTCGTGAACTGTATCCGTGTATGAAGTTATATCTGTTTTGGTAGCGCCTCCCAGAGCCGCATATCCTCCTGTCCCAGCGACCACATGGCAAAGCCTCTCACTCCCCAGCGGTAGGCCGCTTCATTTGCCCAGTAAACGAGCGAATCCACGTCCTGATAGTAGAGGATGGAAAAGCCGTCAGCATCACCGAGAAAGAGCCTTGCTATCCAGATGTCGATGTCCTTTGGCGTGATGGTCACCGTATAATCGTTGCCACAGGTCAGGGCAAGCTCATGGGAGTGGTAGAACTCATAATCCAGAGAAATGCTCTCGCTGCGTGTCGCATCCTCCTCGATATCCGAGGTCAGCGTAAACACCTGAAATTCCGTATCCCATGTGGCGTTCGACCGGCTGATCCTTCCATACTGCGTAACTGTGCCGTCCGGGAAGGTAACATCAAAGCGCTCGTAGGGCTCGTAAGTCCATGCATCGCCAAGGCGGAGCAGTTCGCAGACCGTCCGGTTATCTGACCGGTATCCGGCATAGCCTCCGGAAAAGCCGCTGACCGTAGCTGTGAAGCGCAGCGTATAGGAAGATCCGGAATAGACACGCACCTTGTTTCCACGGATACGCATCTCGACTGTGTACATGGATGGATTGGTACGAAGGTCGGCATTTGCCGTCCGCTCTATGGTCTGGCTATAGCTTCCAAGTAGCGTGCTGCCGTTATATAATTCAACGGCCTGTGTGTTGTAATTCAGGCAGCAGAACAGATCACCGCAGAATACTCCGGCCTTGCCACTTCCTGTCGCAGGGAAGGCCAACCTTGCCCGCAGATGAATATCGGAAAAGCCGTCGTATCGCCATGCGAGCTTTCCGGAGCCGTCAAGCTGGGAGTAGACGCGGCTTTCGGAATATTCATCTTCGCGCCATACCGTCCAAGAGCCTGAAAGGGTCGCCCAGTAGTTTGTTTGCAGCACACCGTAGTCCCGGAAATCCTCATACCAGATAAGGGCAGAGTCCGGCTTTCGCCTCAGCATTTCGCAGGTGAGCTTGAAAGCTCTGTCCGGCTGACACTCGTTGCCGTCCACGTCGATAAAGTGGCGTGGTGAGAGCGTAAAGGTCGCAGTGCCCGCAGAGGGAGCCTCCGAAAAGTTGCTGCAAACACGGTAGCCGTAAAACTGTACGCCTTTTACATCTACGGATATCACAATGGTGTGCGTTCCGGCAGATAGTGAAATGTTGCTGGCGAGCGTTGTCCAGAAGGTGCTTCTCCAATATGGCCACCAGAGCCTGCTTTCCGTAAAATGCGTCGTGTTGCCATCAATCGAAATATAGATGCCGTTTTTATCCCAGAAGGGATAGCAGAGGCGGATGGCTATGTCGTAGGTTCCGGCGCTTGATACGGAAAAGGAATATGTGGCAGAGCCAGCGTCACCGAGAGTGGCCACGCCGTTTTCAAAGGACACAATGCCGGAGTAAGAGCTTGTCGTTCCATTCGCATCCACATAAATGGTGCCGAACTCTGTGTGTTGTTCTTTGCTGTAAGCCGTCAGGTAATGCCGCCTGTTATAGGTTCCGTTCATCAAAGGATACTCATAGCTTGTGGCGTCCCTGCCTTCCATGAAGTCGTAGACTTGCGGAAGCGCCCAAGGCACCATATCGTAGTCATCCCAATATGCGAGGATCGGGATGAAGGGCTGTGGAGGAGCATCGTCTGTAAAGTTATATTGCCCGGTCATCCAGTTCTTTGCCGCATAGTAGGTGTTTGACGTGCCGCGATAGGTTTTACCAAGGTTTGCAGGAAGGTCATAAATCTGCCAGTTCCAGCCGTATGCAGGAAGGCCAAAGAATATCTTCTCCGGGTTCATGACTGTGACCGCATAGTCATAAATGCCCTCCAGCCAGTCCCTTGGAGAGACGGCTCCGGGAGCAGAGCCTGCCCACGCCATGCCATAGCTCATGATGGCCGCCGTATCACAGTAAGCGTTGAGATCGCCGTAAACGCACCAGTTTTCACCTCCGACCGAGCCGTTGATGGAATTCATGCCCGGCAGGCAGATGTTCATGAGCTTGCTGCTGTCATATCCTTTTACGGTGTTATAGATATTCCGAAACATCGCCGTAGAGGCAGCGTGCGTGGAATATCCGTCGCCTTTCTCAAGGTCAATGTCGATGCCGTCGCACCACGGGTATTTTTCCATAATGCGGACGATCTCCGAAAGGAAGGTATCCTGAGCGCCGTCGGTGTTATCCCGGAGAGCTGCAAAGATACTGTTCGCGCCATCGTTGGATATCGTCAGCAGCCATTTGATGTGTGGCCATCGGTTGATGTAGGTCAGCATATTGGAAATAGCCACGCCGCTTTCCGTGATGATACCGGTGCGCGATACCTTAAAAGAAAAGAGACCCACCTGTGACAGGCGGTCTCCATATGCGGCAAGTGCCTGATACATTCTGGAATTGCCCATGAATGTCCAGACCATGCACTTGCGGCCTTTCAAATAATCATAGCTCACAGGGCATCACCTCCGTCCTGCATTTCCTGAAATTCTACATAGATTCGAGCCGATTTTTTATCCTCGACTGTGATTGGGTGCTTGCTGTCACCGGCAGCAGAGTATTGGAAAAAGCCGTCCTTGGCTGTTGCAGCGCCGTTCTTCAGGCACTCCCTCGTAGAAGCGAAAAGGTCAAATTCATCACCGGCAGCCGCTGCCGCTTTGAAAGTTGCCTTATGAGCACCTTCACCCAGCGCAAGCGATATACTCCCAGCAGCCATCGCCTGAATCGGATAGACCTTGTAGTCAAGACCGGCAGCAGTGGAGCCGAGATTGTAGATAATGCAGGTTGCAGCAGAACGGACGATGCCGTTATAAAATCTCTTGCCTGCTTTCGCATCATCGCCATCATATTTTTCCAGAAGTTTTTCGGTATTGATGACAAAGCCTGTGACTTTATCGCCTTCCTGCAGCATCAGGTCGGTAAACCAGACCGAACCGGTGCAATCTGTGATGGTGGGCTTTACCGTAATGTTTACGACGCGCTTAGCCTGCTTTTTTGTAATTGTCTCTGTAAAGCGTGTAAAATCCGGCATTTATCCATCCTCCGTCCATTGAATTTCTGATACATGTCCTACCCAGCCGGTCGCGATGGAGCCGCCCTGCAGGAGCATATCTGTGATATAGACTGTACCGGTGCAGTCTGTCACGCATACCCGTATGGTGATCTTCGTAACGCGGCCATACTGAGGAGAGATATCCTGTGCCACGTGTGTAAATGAAGCCATAGAAATACCTCCTTCAGATCAGGTCTATAAATCGTGTTTCCGATGTTCCGTCCTCGTATTCAAAGGTCACCTCAATGCCCACCTGTCCATTCGTACCTTTTGAGAGATTCTCGGAGGCAATCTGCGCCGAAAAGGTATAGCACTGCCGGTTGGCGGGCGTTATGGTCTGTGAAAGACTCTTTGTGGTATTCAGAGCACCTTCGCATTTGAAGGAAGCCATGCCGGATACGCCATTATTTGCATCCACGGCAAATCCGGAGTTTTGCCAGTAGGTAAGGCCGGAATCTGCTCTGGAATTACGCAGGTGATTAAACGGCACCAGATCCTTCATTTCCTGACTGTCTATCAGATCGGTAGACTCCAGCGTATCGGCTGCGCTATCCCAGCGTGAGGAGGAATCGCCCAGCTCCCGGAGCGTGGTGGAAAGCTCCAATACGGTATTCCAAGGCTCCTGCAGGTTGTATTCCCTGCGGACGATTCTGGTCTTTACAGACAGGTTCAGGTCGTCATCCTTCACCATGACCGTATCGCCCAGCTCCCATGTTTCATGTTCATAGCCGGTTAACACCGACAGATCCATCGCCTTTAGCACATAGGAGATACGCGGAGAGGCATAGTCCGCAAGTCGCATGTGGGCATATTCCAGCATCTGATACGGATTGGTGAAGTTCGAGCAATCCAGCGTAGCAATTCGTATTTCGGAAGTATAGGTCGTGTCCTGCACATACTCGTTGCCGCCATTGATCGAAGCAAAGGTCATGCCGTCCTTGCCATAGGCGTAAAGCCTTGTAATCAGGCTGGTTGTATCAATGACGCGCTGGATGGATTTCATATTTTTCTTGTAGCAGAACAGCACGCCGGAATCCTCACCGGAGAAGGTCAGGAGCTTCACGATCCTATTTGCGTTATCGAAAATCAGGTCGCCGCCGTGAATGTTCTGTACTGCCCGCAGGATCGCCAGCGCGTTTTTCTCAGAACAAGTCCAAGTACGCTTTGTGGAGACATTAACCGTGCCCACATCCCAGTCAGTTCCCTGAAGAGCATAAGCTATCGGCACATCTGCCGTGTCTGCGTTAAAGGTAATCTCATCCTTTTTCACGGAGTAGGCAAGATCATAGAATGCCGCCTCCGCATAGACCGTGGTGATGGCCTTGCCGCTTTCTTCCTTATCATCCGTAATTGTGCGGATACGATAGGTGTCGCTGACAATACGCACGGTCTTTTCGTTATCGATATAGGCGCGTTTGCTGTCCTGAAACGGCAGCTTAAATTCCAGCTCATCCACGCCGTTGATCTCACTGGTCACGATGATGTCATAGGCGTTATCCAGCACAGCTTCTACATTCCCGTCTGAGTCCAGAATGACCGGTCTTGCATAGCCAAGTTTGGTATAGAGCGGCTTTGGATTATCGTACAGACTGATAGATGTCAGCGTAGGCGTCCTTGCTGTATTTGTGGTAGAAAGCGTGACGCGGTATTTGATGTATTTCTTTGCAGGAGATTCCAGCTCGCCGTTTGCACCGACAGCCTGCCACTCTGTCCAAGTGGAGAGGTCATCTGAGGTGGCCGTTTCCACAAGCGAGATAGAGGTCTCTCCCGGAGAGTAATCTGCTTTTACAGAAACTCTGCCGTTGCCAGTCACGCCACAGTCCTTTGCTGCAGTAATGAGCTGTCCGCTTGACGGATAGACAGAGTCTGTAGCTCGAAGCGTAACGACATCCGCTGTCGTCAAAGCGTCCACATCACCGGTCAGATCTGCACCGTTTGCGGAGAGCGATTCCAGAAAATATTCTGCAAGGTCATCGGCGGTTAGATCAGAATCACAGTCGAGGAACCAATCATCAAAGCCGCCTGCATACCAGTAGGAGTCTGCGTGCATTCCCCAGATGAGGTCAGCCACGCAGCTACGATTCAGCTCTCCGGTAAAGGTCAACACATTTGAGTGCCAAATCGTGCCGGAGCTCTTATCGCCAAGGATATACTGTGCTGTCTTGGCATTAGGCTTGATCACACAGGCGATAAAATACCAGTAGCCGTTTAGCAAAGAGAATGATGGCGTTACCGATGTATCGAGGATCAGGGAACCGGAGGAGTTATACAGCATAATTCTCGGTTTTCCTCTGATCAGCGACAGATAGAAAATCGGCTGCCCGGAACC